GATAATTACAGCAGAGGCTATTATGGGTAAGGCAAAAGATAAAGCAGGCGTTACAGATACAGTGGCTATTGAGCATACAAAGGGGGCTGACGCATCCAAGATTGAATTGGAAGCTGAGCCACAGGTATTTACATACGCCGACTTTGATGAGGGCGTTCAGAAGCAATGGCCTGTACAATCAATTAGTCCAGAATGCGGCAAGGTTATTCATAGGCTTCAAAAGCAGCAGTCAGATTTGGATGTGATGCAAATGGATGCGAATGACCTGCTGGCGGCGATTGACGCTAACAAGCAAAGGATACGCAAGCTTTTACCTAGCGATGATCTTGCAGTAGTGACCGCACTGGAAAGGCGCGAGGAAGCAACTCACTAAGAGGGCCGATTATGGCTGGCATTACAGTGGAGACACAACCGACAACGGAGCCCTTATCAGGAAGTGAGATAAAGGCTTATTGTAGGGCTGACAATGATCTTGATCTTGATGCTTTGTTGATGATGGGTAAAACCGCCCGCCAATTCTGCGAAGAGTTTACCAATAGAGCCATGCAACTTCAGACTTTAAATCTATTTTTAGATTCTGGCGTAGATCAAAGCGGCCCCTTATGGGAGGGTATGAAAACAGGCCCAGACCTAAATCACTACAAAAACTATATCACCCTAGCTAGAAGCCCAGTAAGCTCGGTCACAAGTGTTGAGACTTTTGATGATAATGATGTGGCGACCACGTTTGATGCCACAAAATATTACGTTGATACCCTTAGAGAGCCCGCTAGGATAACGCTGAGAACTGGTGAGACATTCCCGACAGCCATGCGAGTGGCAAACGCCATTAAAGTCACCTACATCGTGGGTTATGAGAATGTAGGGCTAGTCCCTGAGCCTTTAAGGTTAGGAATGCTGATGCACGTTGCTTATATGTACGATCAGCGCGGGGATATGAAGGATTACCAGCAAACTCTAGCGATGCCACCTATGATTCAAAAGCTCTACGCTCCCTACGTTATACATGGGGGCATGGGTAGCTCTGTATTGATGGCGACAGGGTAATGTCAAACTCTGGCGCATCTACAGGTGCAATGCGAAAAGCCATCGTGATACAGGTTGTTGCTAGTACAACTGACAGCGGTGGCGGGCGTGGGGTGGTTTGGTCCACGTTTAAGACCGCTTTCGCGCACGTTCAGCAACTTTCAGCGACAAACAAGTATACGCAAGGGGTTATTGACGAGAAAGGCGCATACACCTTTACAATGCGTTATACGGCAGGTATCACAAACTCCCACCGAATCAGCTACGATTCAAAGCTATTTAGCATCACCTCTGTCATAAACCTTGATGAGCGAAATAAGTATTTAGTCATTAAGGGTATGGAAGGGGTTGCCGTATGAGTTTTGTTATCGTTAATGAAAAGCAATTTATAGCGAAGCTAACCAAGAGGCTGGTTGACGCTCCACTGGTTCATGCTAAAAGAGCTGTCTTGCTTGCCGCCAATGAAGTTAGGAATCAGGCTATTAACTCTATAGCTAGAGGCGCGAAGAGTGGGGGAGTAGTTAAAAAATACAACCCTAGCCGAACACACCTGCAATCTGCCGCAGGGCAAGCTCCCGCAACTGATACTGGTTTCCTAGTCTCTCAAATTAGCGCATCAGCTTACGTTCAGGGAGCAACGGCTATAGGGGAGGTTGTATCAGCGGCTCCTTACTCAAAGTATCTTGAATATGGCACTGTAGGTATGTCAAAAAGACCTTTTATGGCCCCCGCACTAAGGAAAAGCTCTAAAAAAATAAAAGCAATTTTTATTCGTGAAGGGTTGCTAAATCTTAAAGGGGCTAAGAAATGAGCATCCACCAGTTTGCATTGCAGACGGCAATTTTCACGTTGCTGTCCGCAGATAACAATTTAACAAGCACTTTAGGTGCCAGCGTATTTGACGATGTTCCCGAGGAAACAGCCTACCCATACGTCCAGATAGGCGAGGATACGGCTATTGACTACAGCACTAAAGATTTGAATGGTTCAGATGTTTCAGTTAACTTGGATGTTTGGAGCAGATATAGAGGCAGTTTGGAGCTTAAAAATATAATGGACAGGATACATACTCTGTTGCATGATAGCAGTCTGTCCGTCACTGGAACCAACTTTATCAATATGCGGTTTGAGTTCAGTGATACAATCAGAGACCCAGATGGGATTACTAGGCATGGAGTAATGAGATTTCGTGCAATTATGCTAGGTTAATGTACTCAACGAAAGTTGATAGGAGAATTTAGATGGCGGCACAAAAAGGTTTAGACTTACTATTAAAGATTGATATTTCAGGGACGTACACTACCGTTGGTGGCCTACGCTCTACATCAATCACCATGAACGAAGAGTCCGTGGATGCTACTAGCAAAGACTCGCTAGGCTCTCGCACCCTACTTGCGGGCGGTGGAGTTCAAAGCATATCCATTTCTGGCTCTGGTATCTTTACTGATTCAGCGGCAGAGGTTGCGGTTCGCACTGCTTATGCGGCTCAGGCAAATACCACTGATGGCTCAACAGGTCAAACAGCGGCCTTTGAGAACTTCGAAGTAATCGTTCCTGATCTGGGCACATTCACTGGAGCATTCCAAATTACATCGCTGGAATATGCTGGCGAATACAATGGTGAAGCGTCTTATTCTATATCCTTAGAGTCAGCGGGCTATACTACGTTTGCATGATGATGGAGGTGAATGATGTCTTGGACTGTAGCTAAGGTAAAGGTTAACGGCGTTAAAACGGCTGGAATGATTAAGGGTGACAAGGTAACTTGCGCCTGTCCAGAGGGCTTTACTGAAGCAAGTGAAATGATGATTAATGGCAAAAAGCACGACGTTGTGGATTGCCGCCTTGACGCTAGAGATGGCGTTTTACACCTAACAGTCGCAAAAGCGGCTACTAAAAAGGAACAGTCAGATGACAAACCCGTTGAAGGGCGAGCTACTTCTTAAACTTGCAGGTAAGGATTACAAGTGCCGATTAACCATTGATGGCATTATCAAGATTGAAACTGAAATTGATAAGGGCATCATCGCGATCACTCAAAAATTAGCCTTGGCCGATGTCCGGGTGGGCGAGCTTGCTATTGTATTGCTTCATGCTCTTAGAGGTGGAGGCAATGACGTTAATATGGAAGATGTTAAAACCATCATTCAGAATGCGGGCATAGTAGAGTCATGTACCGTAGTCGCAAAACTTTTAGCAAAATCATTGAGTGACCCATCATCGGAGGGCGGTGACTCAAAAAAGGCGTAGGTGACGAGCTTGAGCCCATACGTTGGATGCGATTCTTTGAAATATGCGTAGGGATGGCAGGGGTTCAGCCAAGTGAGTTTTGGGATATGTCGCCTATTGAAGTCTACGCAACGCTCAACGGTTTTAAGGAGTTTAACACTACGCCAGATAAGGATAGTGGCCCCTTAGATCGGAACAGCCTTGAAACGCTAATGGAGTTATACCCCGACTAATGGCTACTGAAATTGATGAACTCGTCGTCCGTATCAAAGCTGATACCAAACAGCTTAATAAGGCATTAGACGATGTAAAGAAAAAAACCAAAGATGCAGGTCAGTCCGGTAAGAAAGGGCTATCTCCTGCAACTGGAGCCCTAGTCGGAATGAGGCTTGCGGCGAATGCGGCGGCGGGTGCGATCATAGCGTTGAAAGCGGCTATGCTGGGTGTTGGTGTTGTCGTGGCTGGTATAGCTCTCTTGGTCGGCAAAAAAATAGCTGATGTAGGCATGGCTTTTGAGGACTTGCGAGTTTCCTTGAATACTGTGTTCGGTGGCATTAACCAGGGTCAGAAAGCCTTTGATCAGATTATCAGCTTTTCAAAAACAACCCCCTTTCAAATTGAAGATGTTACCAAGGCATTCATCAGGCTAAAATCTGCTGGCCTTGAGCCTAATATTGACATGCTTACAACCTTCGGTGATGCGGCCTCTATCGCTGGGGACGCTACTGAGGCTTTCGCGGCACTGGTTAAAATAGCCGCAAAATCTACAGGCGGTGGCCTGGGCCTTGAGGAACTTGAGCAGCTAGAGACGCAGGGTATTGCAGTCTATCCAATTTTAAGAAAAGAACTTGACCTGACTAGAGACAATATCGCTGCATTTGGCAAGAGCACTGCTGGCGCGGCGCTCATCCTTAAATCATTGATAAAAGGACTCAAGGAAACCACCGGCGGCACAATGGCTGAATTGATGGCTAACCTTTCCACCAAAACATCAAACCTGACTATCGCATTCAAAGAGCTTTCCTTGGCAATATTTGAATCTGGGTTTGCAGCTCAATTGAAAACCATGACTGATTCAATCGCGGGCTTTATTGATAAAATAGCCTTCCTTATTCGTATTCGCAACAAACTGACGGCGGGGGATGATTTCACAATCACCGAAAACATAACGCAGGTCAACAAGACGGTGGGGTCAGACTTAAGTAGTGGGTCGCGATCAGCAGATAAGAATGTCAGTCAGCTTTTCACAAACTTCAATCAGGCAATAAACCTAGTCCCAACATTGGATATGGGTGCACTTGAAGGCGCACAGGAGTCACTTAAGTTAGCCCTCTCAGATTCTGAAGCAGATTTTGCTGAAGCAGTGGCTAAATTTAACAATCTTGCGGATGATGCTCCAGGTCTGAGGGTTGCAAATTTTGAGGCAGAAGTGACGGATCTAGCTACAGTTATTACTGCTCAGCGAAGTTTAAACCAAACAATAGAAGATAGAATATCTTTGCTGAAAAAGGCTGATGAGCTAGCACTCCCGGGTGAAATTGCCAGTGCCAGAAAGGAAGGCGCTGCATTGATCGCACTGCCTGATTTGATTAAGCTGGCGCGACAAGTAGAAGAGGCCACATTTCCTTTTCTGGAGCTTGAGGAAGCAGTTGTGCAGGTAGGGTTAGCATCTCTAATCACTGAGAAAGCGCTGAAAAAGGTTAATGGGGAATTTGTGGAATTTGATAAAGCAGTGTTCACCCCCACTCAAATAACAGACATGCTTGCTTTTCTTGGTAAGAAGAGGGCGGAACTGAAAGCTGAGATAGACGAGGGTATTCGGGATGCGTTTGATGCAGATAACGCAGATATTATAAGAGCAGTTGCGTCAGTGACAGACCCGATGATAGAAATGGAAGCAACGCTGGCTAGAATGAAAGCAAGGCTTGCTGAGGGCGATTCTATCGCTATGCTTGCGTTATTTGGCACGGACGACCCAGAAGTTGTGCAGGGTATTATAGCGGCTGTTGCCGCTGATATGAAGGAGGCTGGCAAGTCTGCCGAAGACCTCGGAAACACGCTTGGGGCGCAACTAAAAGATGCTGTTGTATCAACTGCCCATGCATTCACTAATGAATTCGTCAACTCATTAATTGAGGGGCAAAACGCTTTAGAATCATTTAAGAACTTTGCCAAAAGCATGGTGTCACAAATCATAGCTATTTTTATGCAGATGGCTATCGTGAATGAAATAATAAACAATGTGTTTGGTCTAACTGGAGCTAATAGGCTTTCAACAGCATCAGTCCCCAACCCAACGGCTACCAACGCTAGCGGCGGACATTTTGAGGGAGGTCGGGCAATGTTGGTTGGTGAGCGCGGCCCTGAGCTAATCATTCCCAACAGTGGCGGCACTGTAATGAATAACATGAATTCAAAAAATGCTATGGGCGGGGGGCAAACTATCATAGTCAACCAAAGCCTAAACTTCTCAACGGGAGTGGTCGGGACAGTAAGGGCTGAAATACAAAGAATGCTACCCACGATAGCTGAGGTATCCAAAGCAAGCGTATTGGATGCAAGCCGTCGCGGTGGAAACTACAGAAAGGGGTTGTTTGGTGCCTAGAATAATTGATATACCGACTAACGTGGGATACATAAGTTCTGACTTCTCATTGAATAGAACTTTGGGCGTAACAGTCTCGCCATTCTCAGGAAAACAGCGCACCCAAGAGTATGATGCGGTTTACTGGACAGGCAGGGTCACTCTCGCGCCAATGCGTAGAACAGAGGCAGTAGAGTGGCAGTCTTTCTTAATGGCCTTAGAAGGGCAAAAGAATTACTTTAGGATGGGAGACCCCGAGGGGAAGAACCCAAAAGGAACGTATAACGGAGAGACTATCCTTGCGGATGTTCGGGTGAATTCTGGAGTTAATGTAGAGTCTGTAACGCTATCGTGGTCAATTTCAGGCGGTTCCACCATTACCGCAGGGACAGCCATATTTGATGGTTTGGCGGCTGGTGATTACATTACAGTTAGCGGAGCTTTTAAAGAGCCCAATAATGGGACGTTCAAAATAGTCACAAAGATAAGCGATACGGTAGTGGTGACGGATGGGTATTTCAATGACTCCGTGGAAACTAGCACTGCAAGTTGCAAGGTTCGCCAGAACGTAAAAGGGTCATCGGCTCTTAGTTTAAAGGCATCAGGCGATAGCATAGTGGGAACCGTCAAAAAGGGTGATTATCTGGCGGTATACAGCGCGGCTTCTACCTCTGGTCAGGAGCAGAAAATATCTCAGCTTGTTATGGCCACTGCGGATGCGGTTGTCGTTGTGGTTGCAGGTCGGGATACTTACTCAATACCCATTCAGCCTAAGTTGAGAGCCAATCTTGTTGATGATTACGTCATAGGGTTTTCAAGCTCAGTCAACAAAGGATTGTTCAGGTTAGACTCCAATAATGCTGATTGGGCGGCAAATAATAATTCTATTTATAATATTGTATTCAGCTTCATTGAGGTTATGTAATGGCCACTAGATCGGGCATAGATGCAAAAGCGGCCATTAAATTAACGGAAGATAATCAGCATATTATTTTTGCCATCAAAGCTGAGTTTGATACTAGCACCCTACTCCTACATTCTGGTGGCGGTGATCTTGAGATAAACTCAGAAACCTATACAGGCGCAGGTACATTACTGGCAGTATCTGATATTGAGGACTCTAATGATCTAAAAAGCGCAGGGGTGACGTTCCAACTATCAGGAATGAACGCTACCGTTTTGGGCTATGCTGTATCAGAGAATTATCAAAATAGGCCAATCACCTTGTTTCTGGCGTTTGTTAGTGGTGGCACTGACCATGTTGATGGCGTTATGACTCTATACAAGGGTAGGATGGTTTCTACATCAATAACTGACTCACCCACTGATGGAGTAATGATAACCCTAATCACCGAAAACAGACTGCTAGACCTAGAGCGCCCATGCAATTACCGATACACTAAAGAGTCGCAAGTGGCTTTGGAAGGGAGTGGTGACACAGGGTTTGATGCGGTTGAGAAATTGCAGGATGCAGAGGTACTGTGGGGCAGGGGTTACGGTGGTGGAGGCGGCAGTGGCGGTCATGGTGGGGGTTTGCCCGCTCAGGTGCTTCCGGGTCTAAATTCAGATTGAGGATATAGCAATGGCTAAAAAACTCCCAGATTGGGAACAACGGTATCACGCATTCATGATTGAAAATAAAGATAGAAGTTTTCAATGGGGTGAGTGGGATTGTGTAAAGTTCGCAGATGCGGCGTTCAAGGCAATGACAGGCGAAGATTTAATTCCTGAAGAGCTAACATGGCACGATGAAGAAAGTGCTGGCGAAGCTATCAAATCCTATGGGAAAACACTCCAGCAAAGTATGGTCAAAGGCACCAAGCTCAAGGGCCTGAAGGTGATTAAAAAGGAATACATTTCAAAAGGCGATATTGTGGTCTTTAAGTTTGAAGGTAAGCAGGTCACTGGAGTCTGTGATGGTTTTGCAATTTTGAGCCCATCAGATAAAGGCTATAGTTTTAGGGGCAATGAGTTAGCTATAAAGGTGTTCAGAATAGATGGCTAAGGTAATTAAAGCGGCAATCATTGCCGTTGTTGTTGTAGTTATAACGGTTGCGGCAGTTATACAGTTTGGCCCAGCGGGCGTTCTTGTAACCCAAGGGATGTGGGGCGCGGCGGCTGTAACAATGTACCTGACGGCTTTTGTAGGCACACTAGTCGCTGGCGGCATAGGAATGCTCTCATCTAAAGGCATGGGGGCTAGTGGGGCGAACTTTGGAACTAAGGTATCAGCCAAGGCTGGAGCCGCGCCCAGACAGCTAATTTACGGCACAACTAGGGTTGGCGGCACCATCGTTAAAATGGATACGCGAGGCTCAAGCGGCAATATCTTATGTATGAGCATCGTTGTCGCAGGGCATGAATGCGATGGCTGGGACGACATATATTTTAATGAAACCAAGCTGACTCATAGCAATGCTACAACTAGCGGCGAGACAGTCTACACGGCAACGAATGCAAAGTTTTCTAACTCAGAAAATGCCCTTGCTTTTGGCGGCACTAGCCTAGCGCGGTGGACATTCCATGACGGCACCCAAGATGCGGTGGACGGGCTTGGCGCGGCAGGTAGTGCAGTAAGATACCCTTCATCATGCAAGCTATTGGGTTGCACTTATTTCTATATGGAGATAATTTATGACCCTGAAGATATGCCTAGTATGCCTAGCATTTGGTTCGTTATGCGGGGTAAAAATATATGGGACCCGCGAGCTAATAGCGGCAGTGGAGCCATATCAACCACCGACCTACAAAGACAAAACCCAGCCCTTCAAATTAGAGATTACTTATCTAATACCCTCTATGGTTTAAAGGCGTTAGATTCTGAGATAAACGACACCACAGGCGGGGGCGGTTTTCAATCAGCGGCCAATACTTGCGATCAAGATGTGACTTTGGCTGATGGTTCTACACTAGAGACCCGCTATACCTCTAACGGATTCTCAAATTTCTCAGCAAGTGGCTCTGGTTTAATTGAATCAATAACCACCGCTTGCGCGGGTAACGTCACTTATACCAACGGCAAATTTAATCTATTCGCTGGAGCATCTCAAACTCCAGCGTTGACTATTAATGACGACAATATTTTAGCGGCACCTAAAATTACAACCCAGTCTATGAGTGGGGAATTATTTAATTCTGTTAAATCCATATTCGTCAATAAGGACGACAATTACCAAGCATCCGAAGTGACGCAATACAACGGTACAGCCTTTCTTGCGGCTGATACCCCATCAGGTGAAGCATCGGCAAACTTTGCTCGCACCCTTGAACTTAAATATCCTTTTACTACCTCAGAAACGATGGCGCAACGGCTACAGAGAATTGGCCTTGAACATCAAAGGCAGTCAACTTCGCTGGAGGTTTTAACCTCTCTTGAGTTTATGAAAGCACAGCCTAACGACTGGATATACGTTACAAACTCTAGGCTAGGGTATACAAACAAAATATTTGAGATTCAGGGTATGTCCATGACGTTCCTTGAGAATGACGGGAACGTCTTTGCGGCCACCTCATTGCAGTTACAGGAGATGTCTACGGATGTGTTTGGGTTTGCCTACAATTCCTATTCAACGCCACAACCTAACGCGACAGCGCCAGATGTAGGCACTCTAGCTGTAGACCCCCCAACTATAGGCACACCAATACAGGTGACTAATGTTGAGGGCCAAACTGCCAAGATTAATATCAAAGTTGTTTGGACAAATGTAGTAGATAGCGCAATCCAAGGCACAGAGATACAGTTTAAGAAAAGCACGGATGCAGATTCTCTCTATGTGAGCGCTACCCTAGCAGGTAAGAGCCTTACTAGCGGGGAGATAGCGAACGTAACTGTAGGCATCATCTATAACATCAGAGTGCGTCACTTCACTTTTGATAACGTGTACAGCGTATATTCAAGTGTGGCCACTATTACGATAGCCCAGCCTGACACCATCAACGCTATTTCAGCAGGAACAATTACCTGCACAACTGACAAGCCATTTAACGTCCAACTGGAATGGGTAAACCCTGCCAATACTAATTTAAGAGCCGTTGAGGTTTACCTTGGGACGAACACAACATTCACTCCAGCAGAGGGTAATCTAGTCGGCACCTATTACGGTGATGTAGGCAAGAAAAAGACGGTGCTTATTGGAAAGTCTCAGGGTCTTGAATACGATTCAACAGACGATCCTAATTCTTATTATTTTAAACTAAGGGCCATCAACATCTACGGTAGCGCGTCCGCTTATTCCACAAGCCCAATAGCTAAGATTAAACAGGTTACATCCTACGATGTTGATGAACTAAGTGCAAACAAGTTGTCGGCGGGAACAATTGATGCTGATGTCATTACGGTGGAAAACCTAGATGCCAGTGAGATTAAAACTGGAAAGCTCACGCTATCAGGAAGCACCGCCGATGCAATTAGGCTTGGAAAGACTGATTATGAAGATTCCACTACAGGCGGTTTCTTTTTAGGCTTCACGGCTACAGGCACCATTGAGGAAGCGTTTTATATAGGCACAGCGTCAAACGGACTTCATTATACGCCATCAACAGGGCTGGTTATTAACGGCAGTATAAATGCAACCACGGGTGATATTGGCGGCATTATAGTGACCTCAGATTCTATATCGTCGCCCATATCCCCCAATACGACGGGTGCTTTCGGAAACTCAAATACAGGCTTTTATCTAGGCTCTGACGGCAAATTCAGTCTATCCGATAAGTTGACGTTTGATGGAAGTGCGGCAATCCCCCTATTGACCATTGAGGGTAATGTAGTAGCAAATAAAGTGACGGTAGGCACTGGGGCTAATTCGGCAACTATGTCAGGCGATGTTGAGGGTTCTAACCCTGTTAGGCGTTTCTATACTGGAGCTGATGCAGGGCCAAACGAATTCTATGTCAATTCAGATGGTAGCGTTCATGCCAGTGATATTTATCTTTATGACAGCAACAACAACCTCATTTATTCCAGTGCCACAGGATTTGAAGCCTTAGCATTGACTCAGATTGCCTCTGATTCTGAGGGCGTGAAGGTAACGACTTATTCAGAAGCCTTAGCTAATGACAGCGATGAAGTTGAAATAGTCATTTCACAAACCTCTACTTTAACAGTGAAAAGCATTAAGTCGGTATCCGCGTGGACAGGCGTGGGGGAGTCAAATACATCTGAGGCGGCGGGTATAACTGCGGCTGAAAATGAGATAGTTAATTCGTTTGATATGATGATTCGTTATGGTACGACTAGCGGATTTTCAATAAGTGAGGGAACGCTTGCGTCTACTGCTACGGCTGGCGCGGACAACTACACTCGGTACACAATGAACACCGATTACGTCAAAGATGGCGTTTTATGGTTCTATGACCCTGAACCCCCAGGAACATGGAGAGCGCGAGCAAACGTCAGGAACAACCATTTAGATGTGAATGCCAACGGACAGATTATTCTATCCGCTACCATCACAGATTTAGCCGCTGGCACTTATTACTTTAAGACCTTCATGCGCCCTAATGATGGCTCAGGATATAACACCGCATCCATCAAGGTCACTTCTTCGGACTCGCGAACCTTTGCCATAACAGACAACACAACAGATGGTGGATTCTTTGTTGATGGAGGTGCTTCTCAAACAGTAGGCGCGGCAGATATAACCTCTGTAAACATTACTACAGCGGCAAAC